CAGGATTTACAGCTACATTGCCACTACTGCCTGTTGGAACTGTGCCTACTGTTGGTGTAGTAGTTGTATACACAGGAGCTTGTTGTACATATACAGGAGCTTGTTGAACTGGCGTAGGTGTTACTTTAGGCGAGGTCTGAGGACCATATATTTCTGGTCTTTTATTTCTTCTTTCTTGGTTACTACTCACCCAGTCTCGAAGGGCTTTATTTTTAGCTTGAGCAACAGGATCAGGAGGACCAGTTATTGAGCTTACAAAACGCTGTGCGAATGATGGTCTATCTTTTGGCTTTATAGAAGTTCCATTAGCAGCATTTATAGGCTGCTCAACCATTCGTCTAGCTGCCATAGTGTACTTACCCATCTTTGCTGCTGCTGCAGGGCTGGCTGCAAGGAATGCCTGTATGGACTTACTATCCATTGGCCCATCATAGCCCAGCGCTGGTAAGATTTTCTTTGCCATTGTCTCAGGCTTGAATCCCATAAATTTTTTAGCCATATCTTATTTCCCTATTTGCATCCACAGTGATGCGGCAATGAATGTTATTACTGCTACGGTTGACATTTTTACAATAGTAGACCACACACCTCTTCTTGTATCACGCCATGTCTCTAGTAAGTTACGCATCTCAATTATATCTTTACGAGCATCGTCATCATGTAAGCCTACCTCACGTAATGCTGCTGTAGCACCACGCTTTGCTGCACGATCTAGCATATCTTCTAGCTCTTCTGGTGTAATATTAGTCATGTCTTATTACCTAAATGCCATAGTAAATGCTGTTCTACTACTATCACTCGATTGCGCTCTAGTAAGTTGAATAGGTCTTGGTGTTTGGTCTGCTGTTACAAAGTGTGTAACTCCGCTCATATGTCTGTGATTGTTATCACTATCACGCCAATTAAAGTTTCTAGTTACGCCTGTCCAAGACGATGACGAATTACTGTAAGCAAGCCCACTAGCAGACCCTCCTATTACCATGTCACCTTCTTCCACATTTATACTTAAACTTGGACTGGCAGCACCAGATGCAGCATAAGATGCGTAGTTTGGAGTGATACCATACATAACCCAAGCTGTGGCTCCTTGCCACACTGAACCAACACTGGTTGATACACTTATTGTACAAGTGGTGCCTGTCGGAACATTAGCTATATTTACTTGACCACCTGATGCTCTGGTACTTGAAGATACAGGCAATTCAGCCAACTTAGTAGTAGTTTGACCTGCTATGTTGGCACTACTAGTCACAGAAGAAGCCGCTCCTCCTCCTGTAGCTGTTCTATAAGCATGATAAGATATCACATACCTATTTGCCGCAGGTGTTCCAATATTGACGTTATTCCAAGTCAAATTACCGTCTGGCAGTCTCACAGCATAACCTGCCCAAAAACCAGAAACAGCCGAGCTTTGTCCATAGTATTCACTAATACCGTTTTGTGCTCCATCGCCTTTACTAATTATATTTCTTATGTCTGCATCATTCAGAGAGCATTCAGTACCAGTAGTACCACCAGCTTCTACATGAAGATCGTCTAAAGAGATTTGACCACTAGCTTGAAGAGCCATTCTTTAATTCCTCTATCTCTGCTTTTAATTCTTTTATGGCTTCAATAAGTAGTCCGTGAAGCTGGTCATAATGAACTGTTTTATATTCTACATCACCTTCTTCGTGGAATACAAGTGATTTATTTTCTACTGCAGAGGGTAGAACTTTTTCTATTTCTTGAGCTATAACACCTGCAGATTTTTTACCGTCTTTATTATAACTAAATGTATAGCCATTTATCTGTGATACTTTATCTAAAGCACCATCTATCTTTTCTATGTTATGTTTTAGTCTTTCATCTGATATAGTTGTTGAGAATGCAACAACGTTGCCATCAACGTGTAGGTCACCATCGTCTTCTAGTCGCATGTCTTCTTCACCTGCTGTATAGAAACGCATACCTACATCTGCATCAAAGTGTATATAATCGTGTTGGTTTCCTAGCTGAACGTCAACGTTATTTGCTGGGTTTCTAGAGTCACCAGTAAGACCCCCTGCCATTGTTACACTACCAGAAAAGAAAGCATCTTTAAACTTCAAAGAGCTTGTACCTAAACTAACAGTGTCAGTTGTCTTAGGTCTTAACACAGTAGCTGTTGCTACTATGTCTTGAGATGGTCCTATAGTTTCAATGGGAGCACCTTCACCTGCTGTACCATCGTGGTTGTGACCAGTGGTAGCATTGAAGGCTGACTCTACTTGGTTGTATTCATCGTTCAGATCAGCAGCGTCAATGACACCACCTGTAACGATATTAGCTGTCGCTTGTCTTGTATAACCTGCCATAATTACTGCCTATCATGTTGTCTGTACTCAAGCACTGCTGTGTCAAGAGTGAAGGTTGGATTTGTTGAGTTATCTGCTATACGCATAGATACAGTTTTAAATGATCCTATTAAGTTTTCAAAGAACACTTTATCTAAGCTACCACCATAAGTCGCTGTACCGTACAAGGATGAAGGTAGACCGTATAAGAATACGCCACTAGCAGTAGGAGTCACAAAAGTTAGATTGGTATTATCTGTTAGGGTTACTGCTGTATCCAGTATAATATTCTGTTGATTCGTAACTCCTGTTACTTTTACTGTTCCTGATATACCTGTGCCTACAACTATCTGACCTACTACTATAGTTCCTACGTTGTTGTCAACGACTACATTGTTACTTGAACCAACTGCACCATTAACAATAGCAGTCGTAGTTGCTGTACCTGCTGTGCTTATAGTTATCTTAGGAGGTTGCACCACAGAAGTATTATTAGAAGAGTCAAAGTCTAAATTAAAGTTAACATCTAAATTCATTTGTCCAGTAGGTTCTGCATACAAAGTTAGTTTGTACAAAGTCTTTCTTAGCTGGGAATCAGTTATAGGCATATATGGTGACTCATAAATAGCCTCTATCTTTTCATTATCAAAAGAACTACCTGAGTCCATTTCATAACAAAAACCATCATCGTTAGCAAACATAATTACTTCTGCTGAACCTGAGTATGTACTATCTGCAACGTTAGCTTTTATGCCTCTAGTTGTAGACCAACTTACACCTTCACCACCCTGTGCTATAAATTTGGTTGCAATCAATCCTCTTGATCTAGTTTTATCTAAAGTAGGTAAGTAAGCAAATATTCTATACTGTGCCTTGTTTCTAATTAGAACAGAACAAAACTTATCTGTCTGTGCAATAAACTCTTTTGCATCGTTAACTATGTTATCTGAAGCTACGTCTAATGCAAAGTCACCAATACGATCTGTAGCACCTAGTAGTCTAACGCCATCTGGTGAAAGGTAAATTATATCTCCACCAAACTCCTGTATAGTATCAGAGTTTATACATCCTATCTTATCTGTTATAGGCTCTAGGGCAAAGTCAGATGCAGTATTACCTACCAGTCTTTTTATTGTATCGGTTGTGAATATGATAAGCTGCTCACGAAATACTATCATACCTGTTATATCGTTTGCAACATTTATACTACCTGCACCATTAGCTACACTAAAGTCATCTATTGTAGCTGGTGCTGTAAAAAATATATTATGGCCTTTTGCAAAGAATGCTGTGTTCTTAAATATAACAGCATTGTCTGAACCTTCTATATCGGTAGAGTCTGAAGAAGACATAAAAGTCATAGTGTTAGCAGCAGATTCGTATATGCCAGGATAGCCTTTACCGTCAACAAATAAAGTTTTTTCTGTTCCTGTAAAGTTAAAACTAAAATGTCTTGACTTTAATGTATTCGTAGCTGTACTAACTCCTATCTTAGTCCAGTCAGTTCCTGTTCCGTAGAAGTATACTGTCTTATCAACTTCACTAGAAGAGAAAGTACCAAAAGTTAAAACAGTATTATCTGCTAATGTTTGCGCTGGTGATAATACAATGTTATCTTGGTTAGTAACTGTAGAAACTGTAACGTCACCGCTTATGCCAGAGCCTGTTACAAACATACCTACTTTGATATTTGTAATAAAACTAAGAACAGCATTGTCTGCTAATGATACTGCTGTATCTAATACAATACTGTTTTGATTAGTTACTGTCTTTACTGTAACTGTGCCACTAATACCTGTACCTGTTACAACCATCCCTTTAGTGATAGTACCAAAAGCTGCACCAGTACCAGCGATAGTTATACCTGCTATTGGACCTGTTGTTACAGCCGTACCTGCGATACCTGCAGTTGCTACTGTACCTGTTACTACAGCCGTTCCTGCTATTGTAGCTGCTGTAATAGCACCACTTCCATCTACTGTACCTATTGTTAT